GAGTTCAGACTTTGGTCGGTCCATACCATCTTGTATTGGTTTAAAGAAAAATGGATAGTTGAGACTTATTGGCACAACTTTGTCTGTAAACATTTTTTTTGCATCAGCTCCAGTTTTTGATAGTATACCAAATCTACTATCACTAGCAAGCGTTGCTAAGTTAACTGTTTCAGCTGAACTCATAAATGAAAAACCAGAACGTCTATTTTTTAAATAGCACATTCCATAACTTCTATTATCTGCTTTACAAGCTTCCCAAAATATATAGAATAATCTATTTGCTTCTCTATAATCTGGAGCGCCAACGTCTATCTTACTCCATTGCAGATACATATAGTGTGTTCCTGTTATATAAGTTGGCTTACCATTGTTCATAAACCAAAATCCTTCTTCTCTTCTTTTAAACTCTTCGTCTATATATTCGTAATGATCTTGTTTAAAATCATCTGGATAATCTTGCCAGTCAAATACAGTTTTAATCTTTTTAAAAGCTGGGTTAGCTGGAAACTGTTTCCACTTTTGTTCTGACTTTACTTTACTACAGCTATATATTTCTTTTGGCTGTTTAGGCAAAGCTATTTGCAAGCCTTGTATATTAAGTATATTACCAATTTGACCAGATTTGCTAATAACAATAATATCATTTTCTTTATTATAACCGTAGGCCCATTTTTTAGACTTGTTTAACCTTTTAATAGTATTTAACCTTATTGGCTCTACTATTTTATATAAGCTTTGTTCGTATTTCATTTTGATCTACCTTCTGCAAAACCTTTAAACTTAACTTCTTTTTTTTCTTCAACTTTGCCTTCAAGCATATTCTCTTCTTCGTTTATACGGTTTAGTATTTCAAAAGCATCGAATATAGCTAGCTTTTTTGTAGCTGCAGCATTTTTTAATCTATCAGCTGATATATCATCATCACTATCTACTATAGGTTCTTTAGCAACTTTAATTAATTCTTCAACTGCCTTTTGCCCAGCTTGGATTATATTCTTCTTCGTTTCCTTGGTATTCATATTTAATTGTAATAAATTTATTCATTATTCTATATAATCTTTCTCCGTTTATAATAAATTCATATTCCATGTTTGGTCTAAATCCAACTAGCTCATTACTACTAAATGTTCCATCAGAGTATTTAACAACACCTATCAAAGGGTTTTCATCTTCTTGGCTAAACTTATTTGTAGATTTTAGCGGCTTTATAAAGCTATAACCTGGCATCGCTTTATTGTTGTATAAATATATTTGATCTTCTGATATTATATATTTGTCTTCTTTCCAATACGACCTACTATTTCTTTCCCTACCTTTCATATCATACCATCTTCTAAATACGTTATGATGCACTATTACTTCATCACCTATTTTAATAGGTGATTGAAATAATAATGGAGTAGCGATAACTTTTGCTAATCTGTTTATATATTGGTGATTAGATAACTCTGTATTAACTATTAATTCTTTGTCATTGACTCGTACACTGTTATTGTAGCGATCACCAATAGGGCTGATAATATAATCTTTGTAAGCATTCATTTAATATTCTAAGTTGTACTCGACTGATATAGCCATATTCTTATTAAAATCTTTCCATGGTATTACCACTTGTTCTTTTCTAATATAAATAGAATATTTATCTTCTTCTTCTACTATATCACAAATTTTATGACCACCATAAACTTCTTGATCAACAGCATAATGCATAGCGTCGTTTTTGTAGTCTTTACCTATGGTAATTTTTCTAATAATATTATTTTTCATCTTCTTTTTTATTAATAGTACCATCAGTAACATTAATATCAAAAGTACCATATTCTTTAGAAAGCTTGTCTTGCATATCTATAATTTTCTTTTGAGTTAATCCTAACTCGTGAAGTAAAGTATGTTTTTGTCCTTCTAACTGCCCAATTTTAAATTGGATATTATTTGTCATATTTAATATATCTTGTAACTCTTTTAAGTGTTCATCAGATATTTTGTCAACCTTAGGTTTAAGGTCAACCATTTTTTCTTTTGCCATAATTTAATTTAATTTAATTTGTTAATTTTTACTCTTCGCTAAAGTATAAAAATACACTTCCAGCGCCTAGCTGTACTGTCTCGTATCTACCGTATATCCACGTGCCTTCTGGAAAAGTTGTACCAGTAGGAATTTTGTCTGCGTTAGTTCCGTTACCAGCTGCAGTTGAAGTAACAGTGGTCCCAGGATAATGTAAAGCGTCTGCAGTAGCTCCTTCTAATTTTGAAAATTTAGTTGCGCTATCTAATACATATACAGCTGTAACTACTTTACCTGTTGGTGGCGTAAATACGGCTATATCACTTAAATAAGCTCCACCACTTTGCCCTATATCTATTTGGTTTAAATTTTGTGCCATGTTTATTTATTTTTATTTTGTTCTTGATTCTTTTTAGACGATCCGCCGAAAAAGAAATCGACCACCGTGTTGACTTTAGCGCTCATAGCTCCGAATATAGTAGAAATAAAACTTATTTCAAACTCACCTAGTTCAATATCTTTCATTACAAAAAATCTAAACATCATGAAACTTAATCCAAAGTATGCTGCTGTAAATAAAGTTGCAAGGACTTTTTGAATGAACGCATCGTCTTTATACATCTCGCGTGCACTTTTTCTGTCTTCAACTTCTTGTTTAAAAGCTTCTGTCTCGGCGTCAAGTAATAACCGTCTAAGAGCGAGTTTTGCTTCATCTCTTTCTTTGTCTGTTGTAATAACTTTATCAAGTATTCCTTCTGCATTGTCTACTACTTTGCCGAATAAGCCACCTATAAATTTTCCTATCATCGTTTATTATCTTTTATCATATCATCGATAGACTTATTCATTACCTTATCGGTGTATGATTTGTTATTAAAAAACACATTTGATTCTGAAGTAGGTATATCCTCTTCCCCTAAAAGTATACGATATATTCTACTTATCAAGTGTGAGCACTTGAAGGAGGTTTTGAATACAGAGTATTTGATGGTTGTTCTGTTTCTGTGTCTCCATGTTTCTATCCAACCATTCCTCCTTAATTTTTCCCAACGGTTCTTATCCCAACTCATTGTGTAGGTACCGTCGATAAATTCATTTCTTGTAAAACGCCCCTTGCAGTCTAAGTAAATTAGTAACTCAAGATCAGCGTCTGTCAACCCGTAAGTTTTACAGGCCCATTTTCTAACGAGCCTGTAATACTTAAAGATTTGTAAATCACGTAAATCGTGACTAGTTAATCGCATCTATTATGTTAACGCAATAGATATTAACGCTGTGTTAGCAGTTCCTGACGTGTGAACAATACCAGTAGCTGTGTGTAACTCTGCAATTGTTTTACCATCAAGCATATCTAAAATACCATTGCTAATACCTCCTCTACCAACTAATACTTTAAGTTTAGGCAATAAGAAGTCGTACATTTTTTTAGCATTTAACAGCTTTTCATCCGCG